TCGTTTTATCATATGTTTGTGGTTGTAATTTCCTAATTATTTCTAAGCCATTTGTTATAATTTTTTCATTATGTTTGTAACGGTCATCCGAAATACTCACTTCTCCCTCTGGGGTAAACAAAACCCCATTAACAGATAAATCTCCAATAACTGATAATTTTTGAGTTTTGATAGTTCCCCCACTCACATGAATTGCTTCTTCGGGCGTTAAGGTATTTATCCCTATTCTATTATTAGAAGTATCGATAACAATAACATCATTATCAATGGGCGTTAGTTCCAAATTCGGCGTTATTGAATTAATCGTAGTTATAATTTTTTTGTAATCTGTCATATTATATATTAATCATAATAATAATATTTAGAATCAAATATATAAATATTATTTAGAATCAAATATATAAATATTATTATATATTTAATTCTAAATATATATAAAAATTTATTTTCTCTCATTATTTTATACAATGACGAAAAAACATATGAAGTCCGAAGATGGTTTATACCATATTAGAAATAAGACTTATGGTTCCCTGAAGGGCTCTCGTGCCCAGGTATGGCATGAAACAGCATACAGCACAGCCGGTGGTCTTACAAAAGATGATTTTGTTCAGAATAAACATGGTCGTATTGTTTCTAAATTAAAGCACAATACCGCCAAAAAAGAGAAGCGCCTGCAAAAACACGGGTATTTCGCCAAGAAAGGAACATTTGGTTTTGTTAAAAAGGATGATATAAAATCTAAAAAAAATACAAGAAGAAACAGAACAAAAAAAAGCGATTGATTTTTACATGAATTAATATCTATTGGTAATAAATTAGATATTAATAATAGCCGTTTAGGAAAAAAATTGATTAAATTACGAAATATAAACAATTTACTACAATAAAGGTATTTATATGGAGCATTCTGTCTTATCTTGGAATGTTGCCGGGCTCCGTGCGATATTGAAGAAGGAAGATTTGTATAAAATTATTTATGAAAATGATTTTGATATTATTTGCTTACAAGAAACAAAAGCGATGGAAAACCAAGTAGAATTAAGCGATGAATTAAAACAAACATATCCATATCGTTATTGGAACTCATCCGATGGTACAAGTCAGGGCAAAGGATTAAGTGGAACGACAATTTGGTGTAAAAGTCCCCCCATCAAACATATGGATACACCTAATTTCGACGTGGAAGGCAGAATTGTAGCGATTGAATTGGAAAAATATATTTTGGTTAATGTGTATGTTCCTAATTCACAAAAATTCGATTCGATTCGATTTAACTTTAGGCGTGAATGGAATGAAAAGTTCCTAAGCTATTTAATTGAACTAAAAACAATTAAAAACGTAGTGGTGTGTGGAGATCTAAATGTAGCACATTTGAATTCAGACATTAACAAACCCAAAAGCAAAAAAAATAAAGTTCCGGGGTTCTTTGATTTTGAGAGAAAAGATTTCGGTATTATGATTGAAACTTTAGATTTTGTAGATGCTTATAGGTGGAAGAACCCGAATGCAAGAAAATCAACGTATTGGTCCAACTTTTTAAAACATGCACGAAGCAGTGATAATGGTTGGGGAATAGATTATTTCTTAATTTCTCGCCAATTATTTGAAAGGAACACAGATATTAGTCTGGAAATTTTAAGTCATGTTAATGGTTCAGACCATTGCCCCGTTGTTTTAATGATTGATGTATAAATAAAATAATATTTAAGTAGAAAAAATACTTACATATTGTTTTTTTATACCAATGTTATCATGTTGAATTGTTAATATTTAATGAACCGTGGTTGCCTGCTTCTTTGCTTTTTGTGCAGCAAAAAGCTCATCTACGCGGAGCTCGGTCTTAAGGAAGTCCACAAGTTCTCCAACGACAGTGAACTCATCGGCAGTAATTCCACCGCGCTTGGCGATCACATGGATCATGTTATACATAAGAGTACAATGCTTGTATGGTACAGTGAGCGATTCTGGAATAACGATCTCACTCTCTGTGTTTGGTTGGGGGGGGTCGGGTATATTGTCCATATGTATTATATACATAGCTATTCTTTAAATAATAAAAATATAGATATTTTATTTGTTATAATTTAATTTGTTATAATTTAATTTGTTATAATTTAATTTCTTATAATTTAATTTCTTATAATTTAATTTGTTATAATTTAATTTGTTATAATTTAATTTGTTATAATTTCATATAACTATTTAAAGATTAAAGACAAATTATTATAGAATTATAATATGGATATTGAAAATAATTTAGTTAGTTTATCGCCGGATAACAGCAATGAAACTAATATGAATAATGTTTTAACTATTAAAACGGTTCAAATCGCACCGTTTAGAATTTTAATGACTGCATTAAAAGATATTTTATTAGATACCAATATTGTATTTACCAAAGAAGGAATTCGTATTATTAATATGGATAAAACACATACCATTTTGGTTCATTTAATACTTAAGGCTGTTAATTTTGAGTTTTATGAATGTAAACACGATAAAATTATTGTGGGTGTAAATATGTTTCATTTATTCAAATTGATTACCTCTATCGACAATGATGATACATTGACTATTTACATTGAAAACGAAGATTACAATGATGGCGTGGTTACTGAACTGGGTCTTAAATTTGAAAATGGAGACATTAAACAGTCTAAAATTCAAAAACTACGACTAATTGAACCAGACCAAGGTGAGCTTGATATCCCCGATGTTAAGTTCTCATCTATTATCAATATGCCATCGTCTGACTTTCAAAAAATCGTAAGGGATCTGGCCAATATTTCGGAAAAATTAGAAATTAAGTCGGTCGGAGATGAATTAATTTTCAAATGTTCGGGGCAGTATGCAAAGGCAGAAATTAGAAGGACAGAGACGCAAGGTTCCATGCAATTTCTTCAAAAACTTACAAGTGACACTGTAATTCAGGGAGAATTCTCACTAAAGAATCTGGTATATTTTATTAAATGCACTAACTTATGTAATCAAATTGAAATATTTTTAGAGAATAATCGTCCTCTCATCGTCAAATATGATGTTGCTTCATTGGGTTCAATTCGTCTCTGTTTGGCCCCATTGCCTCCCTCATCTACCGAGTAAATATTGCATATTTAAAACATTTTTTTATAATAAAAAATATTTTAAATAATTTTACCCTTATTAATTCCTTTGCGGGCCATATGAACGTCCCAGAATAATGGATTGTTCTGAAATTTTTTAACCATATCCTTTTTAAAACATTCCTGGTCCCTTGTTCCTAGTAAAAACATAATACCATTGAAATCATTCCCCAAATTTCTTTTTAATAAATATATATATCCAGATGTTCCAAGAATACTAATTATAAAACAAATTACAAATAAGAAGTTGTTTATTTTAGTATATAATTCTATTGACTCGTTATTTTTGTCTATATTTGCTACCGGTTTTGATTGTAAATCTTTAATAAACAAATCTATTATATAAATTACGGCAAGTATTATAATAGTTATTAATGTAATGATTGTTGGTGCCCTGTTAATAAAAATAAACCATAAATACAATATAAAACTTTGATAAATCCTATCTTTTATTGATAAATTCTCTTGTACTAATCCTACAAAAAATAGCATAATGAAAAGTCCCACCATATGTTTAAAAAACATGTATTCTTTCATAAAACTTCTAACACCGCATGAAAAAATATCACCTACATAATTCGCAGAAATAATAAATATAAATATTGATAATTTACTAACAATTTGAGAATAATTTGTCAATGAATCATAATCTATCATATTTTTATTTTATATATATATATATAAAATTAAAATTTAATAAAGAACAGCATGCTGTTTATATAAACAATGTTGGGGTTCAATATCACATAATTTATCGATATTCAATGGGTCTATATTTACGTGTTCGTCGGTTTCAAGTGCATTATTACTAATATCCGATTTATTGTTATCATCTAAACACCTAAAAATATCATGTGTTTTCAAAACCACACTATCATTCACCCAAAATTTTATAATACAGAAGTTTTTTTTGGGACTAATAGATATACCATTAATGTTATTAATAATATCAACATTATCTATCAGTGATCCACCTATTAAATAATAATTCAACTTTTTCCAAACCTCATATACATATTCCACATTTATTTTGTAAGATAAGCAACCTCCTTTGCTATTATCCGGGTCTTCCCATATGGGTTTGATGTTATCCTTCATAATGAATAACATACATTTCTCGACCAGTTCTTTATCGATGTTTTCAATTAGCCGTATGCTATCTTCTAACATATCAAATGTTAGCACTTTTTTATAACTACTAATGCTCCAATCTACATCATGAGGTAAATGTAACCATAGTGTCCAATTATTATTTAATCTATGCATTAAATATATTAAGTAAAATATATTTAATATTAATTTTTATATATATTTTACCTATTTATATTAATTATTCACTTGCTTGATATTGTGTATTTAGAATAACGCATTCTCCATCTACAGTTTCTTCTTCACCAACGACTCATAATTCACAACCACCCAATCCATTTTTATCTTTACATCTTTGTTTTGCTTCCTCTGCTGGAATTGGTTCGTCTACTGGTATTGGTTCGTCTGATGGAATTGGTTCGTCTGATGGAATTGGTTCGTCTGATGGAATTGGTTCGTCTGCTGGAATTGGTTCATCATTTGTATCTCTTGCGTTCGCCGATAGATAATTATTTTTATTAAATACGGAGGAATTATTTGCAACATAATTATATTCCGAACCATTTATAATATTATTAACAATATTATATTTGATAGGATTGTTTCTTAAATCATTTTGGTGTGTAGTTGTTAAATCATATACAATATCTACATTATCATAAAAGTTGTTCCTATGTAAATTCCTGTCTAATCTTCCCATACCATTTTTATTGTCTTCTATAGTTTCATTTACAGAATTATCTAAATCTAAATTATTGTTTTTATCTATACTATCATTAGGTATTTTACCGTTTGGCAAATCTAATTGTTTATTAGTAATTTTTTCATCAGGCGATGAAGCTACTACTTTTAATAATAATGTAGATATCAACGTCATCATTATAATTGGTATAAAAACTAAAAACCACGCAATTACATTATAACCAATATCACACAGAATATTTATAACTGTCCCAAGAACTACCATAATAATAAATTTAATAAATGCGCTCTCAATTATACCATTGTATATATCAAGCAAAATTTGTATTAATGAAAATCCGATGAAAATAACGGTTGGAGCACATTTTGATGATAAAATCATATTATATTTTAACTATATTTTTTATTTTATCAAAAATACTATATATGATACTATCATAACGAATAATTTCAATAAAACCAGGAAGAAGCGCTAGGAGTTATCATTAAGCGCATCAAAAAGTTTTAAGGAGGAAACAGTTGAAGTTGTAATCTCTTTTAAGAACTTAAGTTTTTTTTTATCTTATAATATATAAATAATGGTTAATAACATTTATATATTTTTATTTGCATGTATAGGCTCTCTTGCCCTGCTATTTCCATGCTCGCCAAATACATAAATCCCAATTATCTGCCATATATAGCGTTTTTAACAACTACGATTGCTGTTGGTTTTCTTCGTGGATTTATACAAAATTCACCGAAAGATGGTTTTTTCGGCAATCCTGTTTGGTGGCAAAACTATAGAATTATACATTCCATTTCTTTTATTATATCTGCACAAGAACAACATGGACCAATACTTATAAATTCCATTATAATATATTATAACATATTATATTATAAATTTAACAGTTACTGGTATTTTACTCATTTCTCTGTTCATTGTAAATTCTTTCACATACACGGGCAAGCATATCTATTTTTGAATCTATATTTAAAATTGAATATTTTAAATCTTCATCCTTATTTTTTGATTTATCTTTATTATTTTCTATCCCAATATAGTTCTTTTTTAGAATAGTAATTTCATTATCTTTTTCAAGGATAACTTTTGCAAGTTCTTGTAATTCTTCTTGTTGCTTTCGGATAATTTGGACTATTTGCTCATTGTTTAATTCTGACGTTTTCCCATTGTTTTGAGTAATAAAAATTTTGCCCTTATTATCGCTTTGATTTTTCGCGTTTTCGGACATAAGCATTCTTCGTTCCTTATCAATCTCCTCAATTTGTTTTAGAACATCCGGCTTGTTTTTTGGGTCTCCTGGCTCATAATTTTTTAGTAGTTCGTCAATCGTATTCATATAAAATTCTCTCTTATCTGGTTCTTTCACGAATTCATCCACGGTTCGAGAACACTCTCGTTGATAATCACTCGCTCCTTGTTGAATAAGTCTTTTCTTATCAAATGTATTCTGTATATGTGAAAATACAAGAATCGTTTTTTTTGGTTCAAGTTGGACGAATGGAACAGTGTAATTTTTTAGAAATGCTTTTTCTTCGGCTAGAGAAGCAGTGTCTTCGTATCGATGGGTTTTTAGTAGTTCACGTTTAAAAGCAAATGTTCCTGCTGTAGCATGATTTTCAGAATACGGTCCGAATTGCCACATCTTTTGAATATGTTTGAACCAAATATAAATTTCGCTCGCTCCCGCACACATGGCGTTTGGATGACTCAATAACATATTTACCGCGTGAGATACGCGCTGGGGGGGATAATAGTCATCGTCGTCCATATAGATAATGATGTCCCCTTTCGATTTTTCATGCATTAAATTGCGCTTTTTACCTAGCGGCATTTTTGTATCGTATTTGAAATAATTAACTTGAGGAATATCTTTAACCAAATCCTCAATTAAATCCGTTCCGTCATCAATAATAATCCATTCCATTTTATCCGTTGGGTAGTCTTGGTTTTTAAAATTTTCAATGCACATCGACCAAAATGGTCGCCTATTAAATGTTGGTGTGCATACACTAATAAATGGTAGTTCGTATTTATCTGATACGTCTTGTTTATTCTTTGGTTTTTTACCCATTTTATATATTATTCAAGTTTTTATATTTATGTAGTTTTTAATAAATATTTATTTATATAGACTGTTTCATCCCTTTTAATGCTTTAAATGCTATAATCAATACCAATATCATAGACATTGCTCCAGTTGTAGTTGAATTAAGTGAATTCGCGGACGCACCTATTACTCCAATTATAAATAATATCGTCAACATATCTGCATGGCTCTTTAAAATACTGAAACATTCCAATGGATTACTTAATGGAATGATAAAAATATTAAATAAAAGACTAAACACCATATAGAAACCACTTATCACGGACATAATTGACCCTATTATCACAGAAGTTATTATCAAAAAGATTAGTGGGAAAAATAATAATATATTTTTAACTACATTTAATACATTCGCACTCATTTTTACATCTTTCAACGTGTATAATAATTCGGTTCTAAATATTCTGTAGTATTCGGATGATAAATTACACCCGCCTAACGTAGTACCATATATTCTATCCGGAATAATTGTAGATATTAACCCAACAAAGAAACCGATGCTCGTAAGAAAATTAGTCAGTATTAATAACCCAGTGAATAATAACATAGGTCCAACATATAAACCTTTAATTTTTAGAAAATAACCGATTATTGGGAACAATAATCCGGTTAAACATAAGAAAATTAGATTACTTAATACAGGGTTGAATTTGACATGTTTTTGGTATTTAGATGAAAGTTTGCTCATTATCCAGTTTAAAACCGACCTTGTAAATAATATTGGAAATAGGAAATAAAAACTTATTGTTTTTCCTAATACGGTAATGAATTCACTTTTATAGTTTTTAATAGCATAATCTGCAATATTGTATGGTATCGGTTTTTCTCCGAATACTGTGCTATCATTGTTTATGGTTATACATTTGGCACCACTGAGTTCATATTCTGCAAATGTACTGATAATACCAGTCGCCGCTGCTTTTATACCACCACTCTGTTTATTACCCCCGGATTGATTGAGTTTATTATTCGAACAAGATTGATATGGATAATAACATAAATTATTTGGAAACATATAATCAATCAAACTAATTTTATTGTTTTTTCCAATATTTACACATTTACTTGTATAATATATACAATCTACAGAATTACCATAACGCAACCAAAATTCGTAACACGTTCCAATTAACGCTGTAACCAATAAACTAATTATTGAAAATAAAACCAGTTTAAAAAATTTTACCATATTATCGCTGTCGTCAAATAGGGTATTATAAATTCCTTGAACTTCTTCTTTGTGACAAAATTTTCCTATGTATCCCCCCCCAAACATAAACCTGATTCCTGTTTCGTGTTTATCCGATAAACATTTTTGTTCTTCCCGATTCCTTATACAACAGCCTGTTTGTTCACCATCCTTATAGAACTCGTCACCACAAATCTGTATACCTTGACCCCATTCTTCAACACCCATTTTGTCATCTTGAGCCCATGCGAGTATATCCAAGACTCCGTCTTTGTTTTGATGTTTCTTTGCGCTTTTCGGGACACATCCGTTGGATTCAGTGTATTTATCTATATCCTCTTTATATAATTTTCTAACGCCGGACATAATTATTTTATTAATATATGCTATTATAATAAATTAAAACAATTTTTAACATTTTATGCTAAATTTAATTAGATGCTTTATTTTGAAAATTTAAAGTTCAAATTAAATAAAATGTGTAAAAGTGTGTTTTTTTTGAATTTCATAAACTAAAATTTTTTTCGGTTTTGGACATTTATAAAATGTCCATTTTCAATATATGATATAAAGTTTGTGAAATGACTCAAATATGCACGTTTTAAAGTAATCAAACCCATTTGATTATATTTATCATCTATAAAGTATATATTTTACCACATCATAAATAATAATTATGAAAAAAAAAGGGTTTAGGGGTTTTTTATATCCTTATATATATGATCCATGCGGATATAAAAATCCCCAAAACCCCTTATAAATATAGTTGCATAATATGTATGCTAAATACATGTAATAAAAAAGATTATGAACGACATTTATCAACTGTAAAACATAAAAAAGCATGTAAAGAGGCGGTTTCGGATAAAATTAGGACAGTTGAGGATATAAAATTCCCCAAAATCCCCGACGTGAAATTTTCTTGTGGTTGTGGCAAATCTTATAAATATAAAAGGGGGTTATGGAGTCATCAAAAAACTTGTAATTATCAATACCCCGAGTGCGTAGAAATTCAAAAATCACCAGAGACACCGGGAGAGGTAGTTGCTTTATTAATGGAACAAAATAAAATCTTGATTGAACAAAATAAACAACAGGTGGAACAAAATAAACAACAAGTGGAAGAACATAATAAACACACTGAACTATTAACAAATACAATTAAAGATATGATACCAAAAATGGGTAGTAATAATACAACAAACAATACCAACAACCAGTTTAATATCAATATGTTTTTGAATGAAGAATGTAAAGACGCTATTAATATGAGTGATTTTATAAAATCTATACAAGTATCATTGGACCAACTCCAATACACAACCAATAATGGTTTGGATAAAGGAATTACAAAAGTAATTATGGATAATATGAATAAATTGAGTAAATATGAGAGACCACTACATTGCAGCGACCTAAAACGAGAAACTATTTATATAAAAGACAATAATAAATGGGAAAAAGATATAAATAAGGAGAGGTTGAAACGCGCAATAAATAAAACATCAAACAAAAATTATACAGCATTAACTGAATGGACAAAAGAGAACCCGACTTTTATGAAACGAGACGACCAACAGAATTTTTATGCTCGGTCAATGTCTGTTGTCGGCAAACCTATTGATGGGGTAGAAAATAAAATAATCAAGAATATATGTAAAGACAATCAAGTAAAAGAATAAATAATTATATTATGAGGTAATAAAAATGAGATTCTCCTATGAAATCTCATTTTTAAAATTTTAGTATTAATATTTACCATAAATAAATATGACTTAATATTTTGGCGTTGTAACACCCATTTGATTTCTTCTTTTCTTTTATAATAGCGTCTCTTCTATTTTTAGTTCCAGAATGTCTTGAAAAATAATTTTGCATTCTTTTTCTTGTGTTGTGATTTTTATAAGCGTATAATTTTAAAGGTGTCCG